TTATTTAGGTTAATTAAATAAATATAAGGTTTAAATTAAACTTTAAAACAGGCCTAAACATGCAGCAAAAAGGGTAAGTATAAGTTACCTAATTTAACAAGCTGGCGTGATTATGGTTTAGCATTAAACTACTATTATGATTTACTAGGGGTATGGTTTAATATTAAACTAAATAGATGGTATAGTGTTGAACATGATTTTCCTATTCGTGAGACTGTTATAGTATAACATAACATTTTTCATAATATATCTCATTCAGATAATTCATAATTATATAAATAATGTAATAATTTCAATGACTTAGCTAGAAATAAACATAAATAAATTCTTGATAAGAACAGAACAGGAACAAAAGGGAGGGGACATGGGGCAGACGGGGGGTGTACGTACGTATATACAGCCAATGACAGCGGGGGGTATTTTTAAAGCTGTTAACTACATTATGTAAATACGTTATATTATAACATTATCCCTGAAACTGGGGTAATACTTAATCTCCTTATCATTATATAGATATTGGTGATAATGTTAGCTCATTATCTTCCTTATTATGTTAATACATTATACAGCCCCGTAGAGAGGCTTTAGGTATGCCTGGGGTATGTCTTAACCTGACGACAGAAGACAACCTCTCAGTGAGCTACGTTGAGCTTCTCATTAGGTATTTATACCTAGTCCGCCGCCGTTAGGTATTCTCTAGGTTACTTTAAGTAGATAGCTCAAGAAATACTTAAAGGTGCTTCAATTTGTCCATTGACTTAGTTTAATAATGTGATATAATATACTTAAAGTATTCTTAGAGTTACTTAAAGTAACTTAATCTATTATTAATATTAATAATTAATACTTAAGTAATACTTAAAGTATACCTAAAGTATCTTAATAGGTGTACAATTATCTGTCGTCCCAACTTTAGTTGTTGACAGAGGCTTCCTAAAAGGTATAACTAGTCATGTCCAAACCTAAAATGTATTCCAGTGAGAGGGTACTTGAAGAGTTCTATAAGGCACTTGCCGATCAGAACGAAGGTAAACTCCGTAGGGTTCATATACCAAGATCAGATGTTTTCTACATAAGAGAAGCATACTATCAACATTCAGGTACTTGGGAAACCTTAGACAGAATAGAAAGATGTATGTACCTCGAAGGTAAGCTATTAGCTAGAGATGTACTAGATCCTAAGCGTAAGAGAGACTGGGAACAATGACTAATTTTCAAGATGCAGATACAGATGGTAATGGACTTATAGATAAGTCTGAATGGGATTCATTAGCATTAGAAGATCGACGTAGACGATTAGATGATGAAGATGCACAACGTGATGCTCAAAGAAGAATGGCATGGTTTTGTCTAGCAGGGATGTTAGCATATCCATTCCTTGTCCTATTGTGTTCTATGATCGGTGCAGATAAAGCAGCTGATATCATAGGTTCTATGGCTTCTATCTATTTCCTATCAGTTGCTGGTATAGTTGGTGTATTCTTTGGAGTCACTAACATGAGCAAGAAAGAAGTGAAAGGTAACAACGGATAATGCTTGGATTAAACTTAATCGGTCAAGTAGCTAATCTAGCTGGTACAATGATCGAAGGCAAGACAGCTGTGAAGAAGGCTGAAGCTGAAACAAAGATGAAGATAGCTACTGGAGAACTTGATTGGGATCTAGCAGCTATGAAGGCTACAGAGAACTCGTGGAAAGACGAATGGATTACTTTACTATTCTCAATACCATTGATCCTAGCCTTCTGTGGTGATTGGGGTAATCAAATAGTACAAGCAGGATTTACTGCTTTAGAGGTTATGCCTGATTGGTATCAGTACTCACTAGGTGGAATTGTAAGTGCCAGCATTGGTATGCGTGGTGTAAGTAAATACTTCGGGAAGAAATAATGAAAAACAACTTTGATAAATGTTTAGAGATGTTATTACATCATGAAGGTGGATACGTTAATCATCCTAGTGACCCTGGTGGTATGACTAACCTCGGTGTTACTAAGAGAGTCTATGATGAATGGATCGGCAGGGAATCTACTGAGCAGGAGATGAGAGATCTAACTCCAGATGATGTCGGGCCAATATACAAAAAGAATTACTGGGATAGAGTTAAAGGTGATCATCTACCATCTGGTGTAGACTGGTGTGCGTTTGACTGGGCTGTGAACTCAGGTTCTGGTCGTCCAGCTAAAGCTATCCAACGTGCAGTAGGAGCTACAGCCGATGGAGCAATCGGGCCACAAACACTAGGTCTTATCATGGAGAAAGATCCAAAGTTTATTATTGATTATGTATACACTGTTCGTCAAGGCTTCTATGAAGGTTTAGATACCTTTAAGACATTTGGTCGTGGTTGGACTAGGCGAAACAAAGAAACCCTAGAACAAGCATTGAAGATGATCTAATGGCAGTTCCTGATCGAGTCAAAGCAGCTATGAAACGCCTTGGTCTTAAAGGCGTGAACAAACCTAAGCGTACTCCTGATCATGCCACTAAGTCTCATGTCGTCATGGCATCAGAAGGTGGCAAGTATAAAGTTATTCGTTTTGGGGAACAGGGCGCATCTACAGCAGGTAAACCTAAGTCTGGTGAATCTGATAAGATGAAGAAGAAAAGAAAATCATTTAAGTCTAGACACGCCAAGAATATTAAGAAGGGTAAGATGTCAGCAGCTTATTGGGCAGATAAGGTTAAGTGGTAATGGGAAGAACTAACGAAAAACTTTGGTCAGCCTCTAAAGCTAAAGCTAAGGCAAAGATGGGTGGTAAACATTCTGCTCGTGCTATGCAATTAGCAGGTAAGTTGTACAAAGCTGCTGGTGGAAAATACACAGGTGGTAAAACAACATCTCAAAAATCATTAAGTAAATGGGGAAAAGAAAAGTGGGGAACTAAAAGCGGTAAGCCTAGTTCTAAAACAGGAGAACGTTATCTCCCTAAGAAAGCAAGAGAAGCTTTAACCCCAAAAGAATATGCAGCTACTAGTGCAGCTAAACGCAAAGGCACAGCAGCAGGAAAACAATTTGTAAAACAACCAAAGAAAATTGCAGAGAAAACTAAAAAGTTTAGAGCTTCGGAAGGCGGACTTACTATGAAAAAAGGTTATCACAAAATGCCTGACGGCACAATGATGAAGGATTCAGATATGAAGAAAAAGTCTGGGTATAGTCACGGTGGTATGGCTAAACCTAATAAGGGTATGAAAGCTTTGAAAAAAGCTGCACCTAAAGTAGCTAAGAAAATGGGTTATAACAAAGGTGGCATGGCTAAATGCGGTGCATCTTATAAAGGGTAAATAGATAATGGACTTTGAGGACTATAAAGAACCGTTAGAAGAGTGTGGTTACTTAGTAACTTCTGAAAACGTTACCACTAGAATGGGTGATGTACTAGCTGCTTTAGATCCTTATGGTTCTTATTGGTGTACTGATTCTAGGGTACAAGAGATATTATCTTCTGTCGTAACTAAAAAAGTACGTGCTCGAACTAAATCGGGGCATTTTATAAAGGATGATCCAACAACTCCTGAGAATGAAGCTTGGACAACAAAACCAATTAAACAAGGAATTAAATAGATGGCTAAGATGACTCTACGTGCTTGGATTAATGCACAACAAAAAGCTAAAGGTTTAAGTACTGCAGCTGCTAAAAAAGATGCTGGTAAATATAAAAGTATTTCTGCAGCAAAAAAAGCTGGAAGTCTTTACTATACAGATAAAAATGGTAAGGTTATGATTGCAGCACTTGCATCAGACTTAAATAAAGCTGCACCACCAGCTAAGAAAGTTTCAACTAAACCTAGATTACGTCCTTCAGGATTAGGTAAGAAGTCTAATGGTGAATCTAGGTACAAACCTGGTGCTATTAAAACTTTAGCTATAACTGGAGCAGGTAGAGGTGATGGTAAAGCAGAAGTTAAAAAACGTAAGGTAGACCCAGAGTCACCTAGCAATAAGTCTAAGGTTAAAAAGACATTAGCTGTTGACCCTAAGAATAAAGCTAATGCTAAGAAAAGAAGTTCTGCTAATAAGATGAAAAATAAAGCACAAGAAAATGCTTTAAGTCGTTACACATTTAAGCAGTATGATAATATGTCAGTGGCTCAACGTAGAAAGTTAGGTTTACCACCTAAGTTAAGCATTGTGCAATATGCTAAGAAGGCATTGCAATCAGTTTCAGATTTTAAAGGAACTAATACTAAAAAGAAAAAAGGGCCGTCAGGTACTTAAATGGTTGAAACAACTTACTCCACAGCTACAGAAGCAGTAACGATAGCATCTACTACTACAGGTGCTAACGCTACTCTTGTGTATACTTGTCCAGCTTTACATGATGCTACAGTAGATTTATTACACGTAGCTAATAACAATAACTCTTCTAAGAAAGTTTATTTGCAGTTCTACCACCAAGATGATACTACTTATCATTATATACTTAAGAACCATACTATAGCAGGTAACTCAGCAGAGAATATATTTGGTGCTGGCGTATTACACCTTCACGCAGGAGATAAGATTGTTGCATATGGTGAGACAACTAATACTATGGAAGTGCTAATATCTTGTAAAGAGTTTTATAATCCAACACGTTAAAGCATAACGGGGTTGCATTATTATCTATAGTATGATATAACTGTTTGTGTAAAACTAGTCTCTAGTAAACTACAAATATCTTGTAGTACCAACTGGAGAACTCACATGTTTAAAACATTTTCAAAATGGCTCAAAGCCTTAAACGACTCAATACAAAAATCACAGCAAGCTAGAGCAGACTTGTGGTTACTTACACACTTAACCGATAGAGAACTAAAAGATATGGGTATTGCAAGATACGATATCGAACGGAGAATGAATGGCTCGTAACCTTACAGAAAAGCAAGAGATGTTCCTTGGATTCCTTTTTGGGGATGCCAGAGGTAATGCTATGAAAGCTATAAAGCTTGCAGGGTATGCCGAAGGAACATCTTCAGCTAGTATAATGAAAACTTTAGAAGAAGAGATTGCAGGAAGGACAAAGAGTCTTATAGCTACTCGTGGCCCTCAAGCTGCATACTCTATGCTAGACGTAATGGAAAACCCAACAGACTTAGGCAATAAAGAGAAGATGGCAGCTGCTAAAGATCTTCTGGATAGAGCTGGCTTTGTTAAAACAGATAAGGTAGAGGTTACGGCAGAGAGTCCTTTGTTTATTTTACCTCCTAAATCAGATGAAGACTAATAAAACTTGGCAGTTACCTAAGCCAGAAGAGACTGAAGGCGAATATGATTGGCTTCCAGTGGTAAGAGTAGGTAGGGTTATACCATTTGGCTATAGACAAGACCCCACTGACTCTGATATACTGTTACCAATCCCAGAAGAGTTAGAATTATTCGAGCAAGCTAAGAAGTATCTTAAGCAATACAGCCTACGTGAGGTTTCTAATTGGCTAAGTACTACTTCAGAACGTTATATCTCTCATGTGGGTCTAATGCAGAGGGTTAAACTTGAACAAAAACGTAAGAAAGAAGCTTCAATCCAGCGCTTCTATGCAGAAAAGTACAAGAAAGCCGCAGAAAAAGCGGAAAAGCTTGAAAAACAACGTATCGGTGCAAGAGTCCTCAAAGGAACTAGCACCAGCACAGGTAAAGCCAGCACCAATTCAGGTAGATAAGGCTATAAGGGAAATAATCTTTGAGCCTAATGAAGGCCCTCAAACAGATTTCCTAGCATCTACTGAACAAGAGGTACTTTATGGTGGTTCTGCTGGCGGTGGCAAGTCATATGCTATGATTGCAGACCCTGTGCGCTTCTTAAACAACCCTCATGCAACTATGTTGCTAGTACGTAGAAGTACAGAGGAGTTAAGGGAGCTTATATCTGTTTCAAAGCAGCTATATCCCAAGGCAATACCTGGGATTAAGTTTATGGAACGAGATAAGACTTGGATTGCACCATCAGGTGCGACATTATGGATGTCATACCTAGATAGAGATG